AAGCAATCAAAAACGAACGTGACACTGCTAAAATGAAACGTGACATGTTCAAAGAACAGTACACAGAAGCGCGTGCTAATGAAGTGCTTAACATGCCGGAAGAAGACAAGAAACCTTTGACTGAAAACGAAGAAGAAGTGAAAGCTAACTTCGTTAAAGATTTTAAAAACCTCGTTCGTGGTCGTTACCAAAACTTGCTTGATTCAAAAACAGACGCTACTGGCTCAGACGCTGGATTGACTATCCCTCAAGATATCCGCACAGCTATTAATACATTGGTTCGTCAATACGATTCATTGCAAGAGTATGTTAACGTTGAAAACGTAACGACTCTTACTGGTTCTCGTGTTTACGAAAAATGGGCTGATATTACTGGACTTACTAAAATTGATGATGAAGCTGGACAAATCGGTGCTAACGACGATCCAAAACTTTCTCTTATCCGCTACACAATCAAACGCTATGCTGGTATCTCAACAGTAACAAACAGCTTGCTTGCTGATTCTGCTGAAAATATCCTTGCTTGGTTGTCTGGTTGGATTGCGAAGAAAGTTGTTGTTACTCGTAATAAAGCCATCTTAGATGTCATCGCAACACTCCCAACTAAACCAACATTGGCTAAATGGGACGATATCATTGACCTTGAAGCTAAGGTTGACCCAGCAATCAAACAAACATCATTCTTCTTGACTAACACTTCTGGTTTTACTGCCCTTAAGAAAGTTAAGAACGCAATGGGTGACTACCTCATGGAACGTGATGTGAAATCACCAACTGGATACTCAATCGATGGCTTCGTGGTTAAAGAAGTTTCTGACCGCTGGCTTGCCAATGGCACTGGTGGAGCTATGCCGCTCTACTTTGGTGACTTGAAACAAGCGGTAACATTGTTTGACCGTCAACACTTGTCATTGCTCTCTACTAACATCGGTGGTGGAGCATTTGAAACTGACACTACTAAAGTACGTGTCATTGATCGTTTCGATGTTGTTAAAACGGATGAAGAAGCATTTGTTCCAGCGTCATTCAAGGCGATTGCTGACCAAAAAGCTAATCTTACGCCAGGGGCTTAATTAGGAGGTAAGTAATGAGTGTATCTAAGGAAACTATCATGCAGACCCTCAATCTGGATGAGACAGACGACACTGCACTCATTCCAGCTTACATCGAATCAGCTCAACAGTATATTATCAATGCAGTCGGTAATGATCCAAAATTCTACGACCTCGATAGTGTAGAATCTTTGTTTGACACGGCTGTAATAGCTCTCACAAGCTCGTATTTCACTTACAGAGTGGCTTTAACTGATACGGTGACTTATCCTATCAATCTCACTTTGAATAGCATAATCGGGCAATTAAGGGGCTTATACGCAACGTATAGTGAAGAAAGAGGCGACTAATGGCTAAAGTTAGATATTTACCCTCAGACTTTCGTTTCAAGGCTGATTTTGGCACTTATCAAAGCACACCCAATAAATTCACGGGTGTTAACGTGCCTAAATTCGTCAAACAGTTTACGTTGCACTATAAACCTCATACTCGCACACTTAATCAAGAGTATTTAGCCCAACAAAATGGCGAAACCGATACGAAAGTTATTGTCATTCGCCACAATGCCAAAGTAGTAGAAGGTCAAGTGGCCGTCCTAAATGGCACTCAATACGATATTGTGCGAGTGAGTCCAAACGAAAACTTTGGGCTTAACCGCTACGACTTTCTGACTTTGCGGAAGCGCAAGAAAGTTGGGTGATGGCTTATGGTAGGGCTTGATAAAGCACTAGAGGGTTGGCTTGAAACAGTCGCTAGTATTGGCGATTTAACACCAGCGGAACAAGCTAAGATTACCACCGCTGGCGCAAAGGTGTTTCAAAAGGAGTTAGAAGATGTAACCCGTGAGAAACACTACTCAAATAAGAAACATTTGAAGTATGGGCACATGGCTGACGGTTTATCTGTCCAATCCACGAATGCGGACGGCAGAAAGAACGGTGTGGCAACCGTAGGCTGGAAAAACAATTACCATGCCCAAAATGCCAGACGATTAAATGACGGTACTAAGAAATATCGTGCCGATCATTTCGTCACCAATGTCCAAAACGATAGCGCTATCCAAAGGAAGGTGCTATTGGCAGAAAAAGAGGAGTACGAAAAACTTATACGAAGAAAAGGAGGGAAGTGATTAAGTGTTAGCAACCGTAAAACTAAAAGAGCTAATCGACGGCAAAGAATTTGGTGAAATAAGCGAAGTATATGCAAACAACTTGCCTAAAGAGCTCGAAGAAAACACCGATAAGACAATCGTTTTGCTCACAGAAAGCAACCCATCCCTTGACTTAAGCGGAAACAATACCTTTTTCAGTAAAACGGATAGAGTGGAAGTACAGATTTTTTACAAGGCTGATATTGATTTTGATATTGAAGTCTTTGAGATGGAATTGCTGAAATTCCTAAAATCTGAACACTACTCAATTACAGATATGAGAGAACATAGCATAGACCCCGATACATTACAACTTACGGCGGTCTTTTTTGTTGCCCTCGATAAATTAATTTAACAAAGGAGAAATAACTATATGGCAATTGTAGGTTTGAAAATGGTCCGCCTTGCATTGGTTGACCCTAAAACCCAAAAACTCATTAAAGGCAACGAAGGTCTTTCAGCAGAAGGCGTTATCGAAGTCGATTCAACTATGCTTGGTACTCGTACCGCTAACATCTCAAACTTGGAAGGTCAAGCGACTAAAATTCCCGGAAACAACTCAGTACAAGATGTAATGATTGCGCCTGGATCACCAACAGTGGCGTTCGACTTCAATAACCTTGATTTTGAAATTAAACAAAAAATGCTTGGTTTTAAACCAGACGGCAAGGGTGGTTACGTGATGGATGGCGAGAAACCTCACACAGCGGTATTGATTGAATCTGAAACACTTGACCGCAAACACTCAGTATTTTTTGGTTTCGCTAATGGTATCATGCAAGAGTCAACTCAAAACGTTGCAACAGATACCGACACTGCACAAACTCGCCAAGACGACAACATGACATTTAACGCCTTGTCAGCGACTGCGTTCGGTGGTGAGCCTTACAAGAAATACTATTCTGGAGCATCTACTTTCGACAAAACGAACATGTTCAAAGAAGTATTCGGGGGCTATGTCCTTCCTGCTGCATCAAACAGTCTATAATTCGCAAGAGGTCGGGCTCGTGGCCTGACCTCTATTTTTGTTAAAGGAGTAAAGAAAAATGGAAATCAGAACTATTCAAATTCCGGAAATCAGTAAGAAAGCATTCAAAGTTACAACAAGTAACCGCAATGTGTTGCGTATGCACGAATACCAATTGGCAGTCCTTAAGATTAGCGATACTGTCGAAGATGGGGACACACAAGAGCAAGCACAAGCAAGTTTCACAATCCTTAAAGAAATGCTTGGTTTCATTCGTGCTGTTCTTAATTTGGATGATGAAGCCTATGACAAATTGCTTGATTTGGACAATGAACGTACACAAGAGATTGCCGAAAAATTGGTGGGCTATATGTACGGTTTGACAGACGAACAACTTGAAAACGCCACTGGTGAAGTTGACCCAAAAGACTAAAATCTAAAGGCGAACAGATTTTTGATTTAGAAAATCGCATTGAAGATTTAAAAATCATTGCTAAAAAATCAATCCAAGGTTTTGGGTGGACACTAGATCAGTATTACGACACTGATTATTACGAGCTAATGAAAATCTTAAACGCCAAAGAGGAAGAAGATAGGATGGTTGACCCAACATCTTTACTCTGAATATTTAAGGAAAGGAGGAAAAATAATACATGGCAAAAGTACTAGCTACCATGTCCACCGAAATCGCCTTAGACACGTTACAAGCAGCTAACTCGATTAAGCGACTAACTCAGTTGGTCAATAGCTCTACAAACGCATGGAAGGCCCAAGAAAGCCAAATGCGTAGCGCTGGTGACTATTTGGGAGCAGCACAAGCTAAGTATGATGGTTTGGGTAATGCTATCCAAAACCAACAACATAAGATTGAGAAACTGAAACAAGAACAGTCTCAACTTAAAGGAAGTACCGCTGAAACGGCTGAACAGTACCTTAAGTACCAACAACAGATTGACCAAGCTACTACACGTTTGGCATCGTTGGAAAACCAACAGCGTCAAGCTAAGAATAGCCTTGACTATCACCGGTCTGGACTAGCAGAGCTTCAAAAGGAATACAAAGCCCAAAACGAAGCCTCAGACACTTATATCAAGCGTTTGAAGGCAGAGGGCAAAGAGGACGAAGCTAGACAAGAACAGCTTAAGCAATACAAGGGTTCGATTACTAATTTAAATAAGCAGTATGAGACCCAAAAAGAAATGCTTGAGCGTGTCGCTAAACAGTCTGGGAAGACTAGCGATGAATACCGCAAGCAAAAGCAACGCTTGGATGAAACGGCTACTAGCTTAGCGCACACTAAGAACGCCGCTGACAAGCTGAACGATGAAATTGAGCAAAGTCAACGCTCTAGTACGTTCATTGGTCGCTTGAAAGAGAGCTTTAAACGCTTAGGAAGTGAAGTCAGTGAGACTGAACATAAAACCTCACGGCTGAAAGGTATCTTTGGCGCTACGTTCGCAGCTAACCTAATTAGTAACGGTTTCCAAAATGCGTTGGGAGCTATCAAAGGTAAGTTTGACGAAATCGCACAATCCAGTGCTGAATATGTTAAATACCAACAAACCATGAACGCCACTTGGTTAACTTTGACGGGTAATGCCGAAGAAGGTAAGAAAATGGTCGATATGACCAACCAAATGGCACAAGCGGCGGCTAACTCAACCGAAATGGTTGACGGCATGAACCAAAAATTTTATGCCGTTACTCATAATACCGAGTTGACCAAGCAACAAACGCAAGCCATTTTGACCTTGCAAGACGCTTTTGGTCAAACGGATGCAGCAGTTGAAAATTTCGCCACACAGTGGGCACAAATGATTGCCAATGGTAAGGTCCAAGGGCAAGACATGATGTCAATCATTAATGTCTTCCCAGAGATGAAAAACCAGCTTAAAGAAGTGGCGGCACAAGAGCTTGGCATTGCAGACATGACCGCCGATAAATATGCGGAGCTCCAAAAAGATGGTAAGATTACCGCAGAGATGGCACAAAAAGCCTTGTTTGAGTTGCAAGACAAGTACAAGGATGCCACTGCCAACTTCTCGACTACTATTGGTGGTCTTGAAAGAACTATCCAGTCTCGTATGCCGGCGGTGGTTGCAGCCTTCCGTGACCCAATAGATAAAATGAAAAACCCATTCTTACAACAGATTGGGGACTGGGTAGCTGACCCTAACACTGAAACTAAGTTTAAAGACTTAGGGGAACACGTTTCCAAAGATCTAGGCACCATCATGGATGCCTTTTCTAAAGTCTTTAATCTCGGTGATGGTAAGGATAAGCTAAATGGCTTCATGGATGGTCTTAACAAGACTGTTGATAATGTTAGCAAAACCATTGCTAACAATGCCCCTAAAATCGTAGCTTTCTTCAAAGAAACAAAAGACAGTCTGGGTGCAGTGTTTAGCATTGGTAAAGATTTTGCCGGTGGTGTTTGGGAAGTAGCCGTAGACATGATTAAAGGCGTCGCTGGTGCATTTAACCTCATGACTGGTAACGGTAAGAAAGCTAAAGGGCCAGTTACATCACTGTCCAAGGCTTTAGGTGGCATTGCAAAACACAAGACGGCTATTAAAACAGTTGGTTCTTTGTTTGCTGCTTACTTTGTAGGCTCTAAAGTAGCCCTAGGTATTACGGCGGTTGTTAAAGGTATCCACGCATGGCGGACGGCTACGGTTGGTATGACGGCAGCCCAAAAAGCAATGAACTTAGCTATGGCTTCAAACCCTATCGGTTTGATTGTGGTTGCAGTAACTACGGCTATCACTGCCCTAGTGTTGCTTTATAAGCACAATAAGAAATTTAAAGCCTTTGTAGATGGCATGTTTAGTGCTGCCAAAAAAGCCTTTGACAAGATTTTTAAAGTTACTAAAGAAATCTTTGGCAAGATTATCGATTTCTTCAAAAAGGACTGGAAACAAGTCCTTTTATTTATTGCCAATCCGATTGCTGGGGCGTTTGCTTTAATTTACAAGCACAACAAGAAATTCAAGAAATTCGTTGATGGTATCGTTAAGAGTATCAAGGACGGTTTTTCTGGTGCTGCAAAATGGCTCGGTAAGACATGGGATGGCATGAAGAAGACTTGGACTGGTGCGATGGATTCAATGACCAAGAGCACCAAAAAAGGCTTCGAAAAAACCAAGAATTACTTCACTGGTGGCGAGAAAGGTATTAAAGCCTTTACGAACACCGCCAAAAAATTGCTTGTCATATCCAATCCGGTAGTAGCTGGGTTTGAGTTGATGTATAAGCACAACAAGCCATTTAAGAAGTTTGTTGATAGCACAGTGGATCATGTTAAAGATATGGCGAAAGGCGTTGCAAAACACATGACTAATCTTAAAAAAGATTGGGGCGAAAAGTGGGACAACGTCAAGAAATTCGCATCTAAGACATGGGAAGGTATCAAGGGCAACGCTACTGAAGCAATGACCGCTCTTGGTAAGGATATCGACAAGCATCACAAAGGCATCAATAAGAATTGGTTTGACGGTTGGGAAAACTCTAAGAAATTCCTATCGAAAAAATGGGACGAAATCGGAGCGTTAACACAAGAGAAATTTGGTGTTAACATTACCAAGCTGATTACCGATGCATTGACTAATATCGCTAAATTCTTCAAAGATACGTGGGATAACGTGAAAAAAGGCTTTGGCGAAATGTGGGACGGCATGAAGAAACTTGCCGGTGATGGTATTAATGCCGTCATTGCGTTGCCTAACGCCGGTATCGACGGCATCAACAAACTGATTTCTGATTTTGGTGGTAGTAAAGAAGCTATCTCTAAAATTCCTAAAGTTAAGTTTGCCGATGGTACTGGTATGTTTAGCTCATACCGAAACCCAATTACCAAGCCTACGTTAGCCACTCTAAATGATGGCTACGATAGTCCAGAAACTAATAACCAAGAGATGGTTATTTTGCCAAACGGGCAATCATTCTTGCCACAAGGGCGAAATGTTGAATACCTTTTGCCTGCTGGCTCAGAGGTAATCAATGCTAGCGAATTGGCCATGCTCATGGGTGTTGAACGTGGAGCCTTTGCAAAGGGTACTGGTTTCTGGTCTAAAATCTGGGACACTGCTACCAACGTAGCGGGCTCAGTCTGGGACACAATGAAGAACGGTGTTGACAAATTCATGAAGATGATTGAGTTTGTGACCGATGTTGTTAAAGACCCGGTGGGATCATTAGCTAAGAAATTCAGCCCTAACGCTGACAAGTTAGCCGGTATGTTTAACCCACTCGGTAATGCGCTTTATAAGAAACCAGTTGAAGAAGCTAAAAACTGGTGGAAAGAGCTTTGGTCTATGGCTAATGCCTCAATGGACGAAGGCACAGTGGCGATGGGTGCCAAAGGTGACGATTACCGCTTTAAAGATAAAGCGAAAGACGCTGGAGCTGACCCGTGGGGATATTTCTATCGTGAGTGTGTATCATTCGTTGCCAGCCGTTTGGCTAACCTTGGTGTTAAGCCTAGCTTGTTTAGTCACCTCGGTAATGGTAACCAATGGATATCTGCCAGTGTGCCACACTTAAGTAGACCAAAACCAGGTACGGTAGCCGTCTACACTGGCGGACCAGTTTCAAGCAACCACGTTGACTTTGTCACTGCCGTTCATGGTGATACCTACGACGGTGAAGAATACAACTATGGCGGTAATGGTCAGTATCACCAATACGCTGGCCGTCATATTTCAAATGCTGCCACCTTCCTTGATTTCGGTGTTCGAGACAGTGGAAGTAGTAGCGGTGACGATAGCAAGCCTTTGAAAGACCGAAATAATCCACTTCAAACGTTGATTAAACGCCAAGTCGGTGGCATGTTCGACTGGATTAAGAAAACACTTGGCCCATTGCTCAGCCCAGCCGGTGGTGGTGAAGACGGTCCGCAAGGTACTGGTGTTTCTCGTTGGCGTGAATCGGTTGTTAGAGCATTGAAGGCAAACGGTATCGAACCGAATGACTTCCGTGTGTCTAAGATTTTGGCGACAATTCAACGTGAATCTGGTGGTAACCCTAACGTACAAAATAACTGGGACAGTAACGCAAGAGCCGGTACCCCGTCAATTGGTTTGATGCAAACTATTCAACCAACATTTGACGCTTACAAGCACGCAGGACACAATAATATCCGTAACGGATATGACAACTTGCTCGCTGCAATCAACTACATCAAACACCGCTACGGAACATCAGACGCAGCCTTTACCCGTGTAGCCGCTTATGGCTACGCTAACGGTGGTCTAGTCCATAAAAATGGTGTTTATGAGCTAGCTGAAGGCGACATGCCAGAGTATGTCATTCCAACGGATATCGCCAAACGTGGTAGAGCGTGGCAACTACTTACTGAAGCAGTGGCACGTTTTGCCGGCGATTCCCCACAAGGCAACCACGATAGTAGTTCAGATCGTGAGCGTGTTTCTGTACTTGAAAGCAAGCTAGATATCATGATTGACTTACTCGGTCAGTTGGTAACTAATGGCTCTAACCCTATTGAAGTTAGAAACATCATCGATGGAAGAAGCGTATCAAACGGTCTCGCACCGTTCATGACAAAAGCAACAAACGATTATGAGCGCAGACAAGCGCTGTTAGGAGGTAGCATTATTTGATAGGAATGTCAGTCATTTTTGACGGTAAAAACTTAACCGAATTATTCAATGAGGGTCAAGGGCGTACCGTTCCAGTGGATGTCACAAAAAACGTTGCATCCAATTTCAATAACAACTATCAAGACCAAGGGCGTAGGCGCTATGGTCAGCAATTCCTATACAGCACCTTGTCAGTTAAACAGATTCAAGTGTCGTTTACCTTGGTCGGAAACTACGACTACATTAATACCATCGCTGAAACGCTGGGCGGCTATCTCAATGTCGATAAACCAAAAACTTTGATTTTTGGTGATGAGCCTAACAAAGTTTGGGAAGCTATTCCGTCTGGTCAAGCGTCGCTTACAGTTGACAAGAACACTGCACCGATTACTGCCACAGTAACGGTGACGTTCGATGTTCCGAAAAGCTATGGTGAGAACAAGGCACAAGCCTTGGTGAGTAGTGATGGTGAAACAAAGTACGGCAATATTAAGAAGATTTCAACCGGTCATTATAAGGCGACGTTGAAAAACTTTGGTACGGCTGAAACCTACCCAAACATTAAACTGAAATTCAACTCAGATAATGGCTGGGTTGGGATTGTAAAATCTTCTAGCGAAAGCTATGAGATTGGCAACCCTAATGAAGCTGATACACGTACAGTTAAACAATCTGAAATTCTGTTTGACTATGTTTCTAACAACTGGATCACCAATGGTTTTGCGGTTGGTGCTAAGAACCAAGGGCGTTTCAACGACAACTTGCAAAGTTTGAATGGGACGCTTGCGATTGATAATGCGTGGGGCAGACCACACATTGCCTTAACCAATCGAGGTAGTGGCTCAACTTTACTGCGTGGGAGCTCGATTACATGGGATATTCCAGCAGACAGCAACGGTGAAAAAGGCTCACTCTATGAATATATGTGGTGGAGACAGATTTTCTGGTTGGGCGCATCTAACGAGTGCGGATATATCAAGATATCTGTAACGGATGCAAACGGCACATTTCTGTACGGTGTGGAAACACTCAAGCATGTTAATGGTCTCGGTTGTGAGTATCGTTTTCTTGCAAGCGATGGCAACGGTAGCTATCGCACACTTGATAGGAAACAATTCTGGGGCACGCATATCCAAACCCAAAACCCATTTAATGAGCCACAAGGGTGGTCGGACATGCAACGGTTTGATGATGAAATACAATTTTATTATCAAGGCGGATACCCTAGATTTAAGATACCCGAAATTAAAGGGAAGAAATCAGCAAAAATAAACGTTGGTTTCTTTGGTCTTGGTGATGCACCTCTTGTAACTCACATGTATCTTGATAGTTTTGTTTATCGAAAAGATTACGTTAACAAAGAGGAAGACATCCCTAACCGTTTCCGAAAAGGTTCTATCCTAGAGATAGACATGGCTAAAGGCAAGACCTTAGTCGATAACTTGCCAGCGTCTAACGAGCTAACATACTTGTCTGAGCCGTTTAGTATCGGCACGGGTGAAACTGAAATCGATATCTATACTTCTAGTTGGACAAGGACTGACCCAACAATTGAAATTACTTGGAAGGAGCGTTTTGTTTAATGCAAATTTGGATTCATGATAAGAATATGCGCAAGGTGTGTGCATTGAATAACAATGTTCCTGGCATGTTGCCATATTCCAATAGTCAATGGCACCCTTATCTTGAATACGCAACGAGTACATTCGATTTCACAATTCCTAAGATCGTCAATGGGAAACTGCATGAAGACATCAAATATATCAAAGACGATATGTTTGTTTCGTTTTATTACGATAACTCTTATCAAGTTTTCTATGTGTCGCAACTTATTGAGAACGATATATCATTCCAAGTCACTTGTAATAACACTAACTTGGAATTGGCACAAGAGCAATCTGTTGCCCTTAAAAGTAATGGAGCTCAAAGCATTGCATGGTACCTCGAACACCTTGAAATTCTAGGGTTTACCAATCTTGAAATTGGTGTTAATGAGGTATCAGACAAGACAAGGACACTTGAGTTTGAGCCACAAGAGACGAAACTGGCACAGCTACACAGTCTCATGTCTAAATTTGATGCTGAATTTGCCTTCCGTACCGAGTTAAATCGAGATGGTACAATCAAGCGTTTTACTATCGATATTTACCAGATTCCAGACGAAACTCACCACGGTATCGGAAAGGCTCGTGGGGATGTGGTGCTACATTATCAGAATGAGCTTAAAGGTGTTCAAGTTGCCAGCGATAAGACCCAACTTTTCAATGCTGGGGTATTCACTGGCGCTGAAGGTGTTAACCTCGAAAGTGTTGAGTTTGAAGAAAAGAACGAGCTAGGACAAGTAGAGTTCTACTCACGAAAAGGCAGTAGCTATGTGTTCGCACCTTTGTCTAGGGAGCACTATCCATCAACGATGAATCCAAACAACGCTGATAACTGGACACGTAAGGACTTTCAAACTGAATACAAGGATGTTAATTCACTAAAAGGCTACGCATTGCGTACCATTAAGCAATACGCTTATCCGTTGATGACCTACACGGTTGATGTCCATTCTAGTTTCATGGCAAACTATAAAGATGTTAACCTAGGGGATACCGTTAAAATTATCAATAGCAATTTTAGAGATGGACTAGCCTTAGAAGCTCGTGTAACTGAAATGATTGTCAGCTTTGATATGCCGTTGAATAATTCGGTTGTGTTTTCGAATTACCGTAAAATCGTCAACAAGCCATCGTCTGAATTGCAACAGCGTATTGATGAAATCGCAGCTAGAGCCTTACCATACCGTGTCGAGATCACGACAACAAACGGAACAGCATTCAAGAATGGCGTTGGTCGTTCTACCGTTCGTCCAGTCTTGAAACAAGGTGATAAAACAGTTAACGCTACATGGCGTTTCGTGATTAACGGTGAAATTAAATATGTCGGTATGACCTATGACATGGTAGCGTCAGATATTACCCAACCAACCGCCTTGACGGTTTCTGCATGGGTAGATAACAAAGAAGTAGCTTCAGAAGAAGTTACTTTTTTAAATGTCTCAGACGGTAAGAATGGCGCTAAAGGTGACCCCGGACCTAAAGGGGACAAAGGTGATAGAGGTAATGACGGCTTACCCGGAAAAAACGGTGTAGGTCTCAAATCTACTACTATTACTTATGGCATGAGCGATAGTGACACTGTAATGCCTACTAGCTGGACGGCAAACCCACCAATTTTGGTTAAAGGTAAATACTTATGGACTAAAACGCAATGGATGTATACCGACCTATCTAGTGAGACTGGATACCAAAAAACATACATCCCACATAATGGTTCTAACGGAAACGACGGCTTACCCGGAAAAGATGGTGTTGGGTTGGTTAACACCACTCTACGTTATGCGAAATCAACGGACGGTGTAAATAAACCGACTGGGGTTGTGGTAGCTAATTTCCCTAACGAGATTAAGCCGAATCGGTCAAGTATCGATAATAATATCACCACTGATCTAAAAGTCCGATTGGAGCAAGGTAAGACTTATATCTTATCTGCTGAAACCAATGGAACATTTACCAATCAGCATAACCCAAATCAATCGAGTGATAATGCTACGATTTGGCTTGTTAATCCAAGTTTTAGTACATGGGCAGTGATTTCTGATAGCAACACGGCTAACGGTACGAGGTACACGCACAATCGCCCGACTGGAGAATACAATATCCGTGTCAATGGTTACAAAACAGACAATTCGACATGGATTAAAAATATCGTATTTGAAGATGGGACATGGTCGCCAGACATCCCAACGGTCAACCCCGGCGAATACCTCTGGACAAGAACAACATGGTTCTATTCAGACGGCACGAGTGAGCAAGGTTTTTCCGTTGCAAAAATGGGCGAACAAGGACCGAAGGGAGACCGTGGGAACGATGGGATACCGGGTAAGAATGGTATCGGTATTAGAAGTACTAGCGTCCTATATGGACTATCTATGGCTGAAACCGTGCCACCTACGGCATGGTATCAAAACCCACCAGCGTTAGTTAAAGGGCAATGGTTCTGGACTAAGACGGTCTGGACTTATACTGATAACACCACTGAAACGGGGTATCAAAAAACCTACGTAGCAAGAGACGGCAACAACGGTAATAACGGTATCGCTGGTAAAGACGGGGTTGGTATTCGTAGCACAACGATTACTTATGCGCAAGGTACGTCGGGCACAGTAGCACCAACGACTGGTTGGACTAGCCAAGTACCTAACGTGCCAGCCGGTCAATTCCTATGGACTAAGACAGTTTGGACTTACACCGACAACACTAATGAGACTGGCTATTCAGTATCTAAAATCGGTGAGCAAGGACCTAAAGGGAACGATGGGGCTAAAGGCGACAAAGGAGAACGTGGTTTAACTGGACCTCAAGGACCACAAGGAGAACGTGGCGTACAAGGACCACAAGGACTACAAGGTCCAAAGGGTGACCAAGGTATCCCCGGCGTTAAGGGTGCTGATGGTAAAACACAGTATACCCACATTGCTTACGCTGACACGGTTTCCGGTGGTGGATTTAGTCAAACAGATACTAACAAGGCGTTCATCGGTGTGTACCAAGATTTCAATGCTACAGATAGCCGAAACCCACAAGATTACCGATGGTCTAAATGGAAGGGTAGCGATGGACGAGATGGTATTCCCGGTAAGGCTGGAGCGGACGGACGAACACCTTACGTCCATTTTGCCTATGCCGATAGCCCGGATGGTCGAGATGGTTTTAGTCTGACACAAAACGGCAGCAAACGCTATTTGGGTGTATGTACTAATTTTAACCAAGCAGACAGCACTAACCCAGCAGATTATACGTGGAACGACATGACGGGTAGCGTGTCAGTCGGTGGTGAAAATCTAATCGTTAACTCAGCGTTTCCGGAGAATCTTGATAACTGGGGATTCTGGGAAGTGCCACAGCCAAACGCTAACCTATCCATTTCAAGTCATGCGTTTTACTACAACGGCGCTAGACCGCTGTTCTTACTGAAAACATCATCATCAGCGGTCCCAGCTTCTACGCTACGTTTCCCGGTCAAACGAAATACCGATTATTCGTTCAACATTCAAACGTTTGCCACTGGAAACATCAAAGGCGTAGACATCTATTTCCTTGGTCGGAAGTCGAACGAAACGAGCAAGAATTACACAAAGGCGGTGCGTTTTAAAGCACACACTGGTTCACCGTCAGTCACCGGACTCGCTAAATGGCACTTAACATTTAATTCTGGTGAATGCGACGAAGGCTATATCCGTATTGATAACACTGGAACCACCAACGGCAGTGAGTCGCTGTTATTCTTCGCTGAACTGGACTGCTACGAGGGTACGACTGACCGATCGTGGCAAGCGTCGCCGAAAGATTTAAAGAGTAAGTTAGACGGTAAGGCTGACAGTGCATTGACACAAGACCAAATTAATAAATTGAATGAGCTTAATTCCATCGTTCAAGCGGAATTGAGAGCTAAAGCGTCTATTGATACGGTGAATCAATGGATGAAGTCTTATCAAGATTTCTTGTCAACGAATCAAGAAAACAAGAACAAGACTGAAAAAGCCTTGGTTGAAGCTAGTCAACGCATTGTGAAATTGCAAAATGATTTAGGCGAGAAGTCAGAACGTTGGAGTTTCCTTGATAATTACATGCGTGCATCTAACGAAGGTCTTACTATTGGTAAGAATGACGGTTCTAACTCGGTTTTGGTATCAGATAAGCGTATTTCTATGTTTAGTGCCGGTACTGAAGTAATGTACATCGATAAAGGTGTTATTCATATCGAAAACGGTATCTTCTCAAAGAGTATTCAAATCGGTTACTATCGTGAGGAACAAGACTTAATTGACCCAAACCGAAACGTAATTAAATGGGTAGGAGGTAATTATTAATGGCTGGAGGAAAAGCAGTCCTACGTGCTTATGAAGCTAGCTCGAATATTGATAGCAATACATCACAAGTGCGTTTACAGCTCTATTGGGAAAACGGAGACACTAAGGTGTCTGGTGTTCCTTGGGAAGCGTACATTGACTATGACGGCGGGAAGCGTTTAGCCAACTCTGGCACGCTAACCGTTGAACCCAATCAAACCGCTATGCTGATTGACCAAGAGGTTACCATTGCACACGACGGAGACGGTACTCGTACAGTGTATTATCGTGGAGAATTTAAGAATAAGAGCAATAATAAGGTAATACCTATTAACAATGCAGCTCTTGTCTTAACTACCATCTCCCGTGCTAGTTATGGTGCGGATGTGACAGCTGAAATCGCTAAACCAGTGACCATCAACATTACCAAACGTGAAGCGTGGATGCGACATTCTATTTGGGTGCGTGTGGGCGATTGGGATCAAAAAATAGCTGGTGATGATATCGATACAAGCTATACATGGATTCCGCCTGTTGAAATAGCCAATCAATTCCCTAACTCAGCAAGCGGTATCGGTACGATAACTTACATCTCATACGCCGACGGAATTGAAAGAGGAAGGGACGTCCGAAAAATCACGGTCAATGTCCCGACTAATCTCTTTAAGCCGGGTTTCACTGGTTTTAGTTTATCGGACACAAACCCAGTGACACAAAATCTTATCCCTAGCCCTACGCATTTTGTCAGCACTTTGTCACGTATCAAAGTCGTTTTTAATGGCGGTCAAGGTGCTGCTGGATCTTCAATAACTGGATACTATGCCGAAATTGTAAGCGGGAATAGTTCGGTACAGTCGAATAATGGTACGCTTACAGTTCCGTCAACGGTTACTGACAAACAAATGACGGTTAGGGCTAAAGTCCAAGATAGTCGTGGCTTGTGGTCAGACTGGCGAGAGCAAACCATAACAGTGTTAGCTTACTTTAATCCGACGCTACGTTTTGAAGCCAAGCGAACGGGTGAAAAGCTAGACACGATCACGCTGAAACGATTCTTAAAGGTAGCACCGTTATCCGTTAATGGGACACAAAAAAACACGACTAAACTTATTTTCAAAACACGAAAAGTTGGTACTGCTGGATATACGACAGATAGCACGAACGAATGGCAGAATATTTCTGAATTAAACGGTTCGGATGCCAATCTCAACGGAAAATATCCAGCAGATACCTCTTGGGAAGTTTTAGGGCGTGTTGAAGATAAGTTCTCGTACACAGAATTTGTTATCACAGTATCCACGGATAAGGTAGTGATGAGCTACGAACGTGATGGTGTTGGTATTGGGAAATACCGTGAAATGGGTGCGTTAGATGTTAATGGCGACATCTACGCAAACCGAAAACCAATCCAACAATATCGGTTGACTTCTAACGATGGCACGCCATTAGATGCAGTTGCCGATTGGAACGATTATGGACAAACTGGGTATTACAGAGGCTATGGTTTGAAAAACTCTCCATACAATATCACTAATTCTTGGTTCCATATTCAAGTGCTTAAACATAGCGATGATTGGACTATCCAAACGGCGGTGCCATATTCCGGAGAAGATTTATTTGTTCGTGGAAAAGCCAACGGCTCGTGGGGGATGTGGAAAAAATTTATGAAAGAAGGTGGTCAGGTTGATTTTGACCGTCTAAATATCAATACCACCTCTAAGAAAGATTTAACTCTTATGCACGGTTTAAAAGCCGTTGCTATCAGAAAAGGAAATCTTGTTACACTAACCATAAAACGCATGGTTGTTAATTCTCCGAGTAAGTTTGAGTATCAACAAATGGCTGAGACTATTCCAGAAGGTTACCGTCCGACCGATGAAATTCATTTTCTTGTTCACACAAATGAAGGTAATGAAAATAAGGAACCGTCTACGATACACATTTCTAGCGACGGCACAATTAGACTCACAAGCTCCACTGTTGGCCAACGTGTATGGGTTGGGACAATAACTTATATCACGGATGATTCATATCCAGGTTAAAGAAAGGAAATTGGAGCATAATCTATGCACAAACCAGATGGAATCTTTGGCATTTTTCAAGTCGTTAAGGACTTCTACGAGCATGGTATAGACGAACATCTATGGGTATTCCTACTTATGTTGGTTATCTTAGCTGACGTTTTTTTGGGAGTATCTAGGGCTTGGGCTTTCCATGAATTTTCAAGTTCAAAATTTAGAAAAGGGCTAGTTGGTCATATAGCCATGTTTACGTTTGTAGCCATCTTCTACCCGTTCGCAGTCTACATGAATCTGGGCGGTATCCTAGATACATTTATCTTCACTATGATTGCCGCTTATGGTTCTAGTATTCTTGCCAATTTGTCAGCGTTGGGGGTAGAAATCCCTTATATTGACAAGTATGTCAAGAAAAATATCGATAAAGAAAAATTTAATTTAACTTCGATTGAAGAAGAAAAGGAGAAAACAGAAAATGATTAATTTTAAACTACGTCTTCAAAACAAAGCTACTCTTGTAGCTCTTATCTCAGCAGTATTTCTCATGTTGCAACAATTCGGATTGAATATCCCTAGCAATATCCAAGAGGGTGTTAATACACTCGTTGTGATCTTGGTGATTCTTGGTATCGTTACCGACCCAACAACTAAGGGCGTTGCTGACAGCGAGCGAGCACTAAACTACCACGCACCTCGTGAGGACTAGCCTATGGCTAAGCTCATGACTTCCATCAACCAAATTCGAGGCGGTGATGTCCTAAAATCTGGGGACATTACCTCAGTCTTTGGTTTTGAAATTTTGGGTTACGATGGGAAACGCATGGAATTGTCCGGAACTGGTAAGCTCACGCTGTCTAACGGTGAAACAGTGGCACTCTATCAAGATGTTACTGTCGAGAGTGGGGTGTTCTCGTTCTCGATGGGGAACGTGGTAGCTACTGGCACTTACTACCTCGAAATTAAACTAGATGGGCATATTTTCCCGTCAAACAATTTTAAGGTTAAAGTGAAAAACTCACTAAATGCGGACAGTGCTATCCCATCGGACAAGAGCCCTAAACTGAAACTACTAGCTGATGAATTGCGAGAATCTGGATACATTACCGGAAGTGGTGGTGAAGTCACAGAAGACCTCGTTAACATCTACAATCTAGCTAAAATTTAGAAAGGAAACTATAAATGGCTAACAAATTACAAGAATTTGCCACAGCAGTCGGGACTGACATTAAAGAAATTAAAACAACATTGGCTGGCAAAGCTGAGAAAAGCGAAGTGACCGCTAACGGCGTCACTCAAGACCAACTTAACACTGCCATCGCACAAGCTAAAACCGATATTATTGGTGGAGCTCCTGGCGAGTTAGACACACTCAAGGAAATTGCTGATAAAATCAGCGCAAACGGTGGTAATACTGACGGTGCTGTTATTTCTAAGATTGCTGAAGTTAAAACTGAACTTGGTGACCGTATCACAGCTATTGAAACTGAAGATTTGGTAAGTGCATATAATACAGCCAAAAACACTCTCTAATGAGGTGGGCTTATGAGTAATTTAAAAGATGTAATAGAATCTATTGGTCATGATATTGGTGATATTAAAGATAAACAATCTTCATCGTTGACTATCAGCCAAGCGTACGGACTATTTCCAACGTATAATAACTTTTTTCTACAAGTTTTAGAACAAAATAAATTTGCGGAAGACCCACTTGTGACTAAATCTCAATTACCCACAAGCGAAATTGACGCTTTGAAACAGAAGGTCGAAGAGTTGGAGAGAACTATCTCGGAGATTAAACAAGCTATTCAAAAATAATTTAAGAAAGGAGAAACATGACTTCAAAAACACAATTATTAAACACGCTTGATAGTCTCGTTAATCAACGTGTCACCGTACCAACTAACAAATATGGTGGTCAGTGTATTGCTTTGATTGATAACGTTTTGCAATATCAAGGATTGTTTAACCTTGATTTCAGCTACTTAAACGCCATCGACGGCTTAAGCCGTGCTGAAAGTCTAGGATTGAAAGTCACACGTTTTAACGGCTCTAACAATCCACCAGTGGGGAGTGTATGGGTAACTAACTGCTTGCCTTACCACCAATTTGGCCATATCGGTTTTGTAGTGGCAGAAAACCCAGACGGCACAGTTACCACAGTCGAACAGAATATCGACGGTAATGCTGACTGTCTCTATAATGGCGGTTGGACTCGCAAGGTAACGAGAAACCTCGATAGCGCTGGTAATTTCAGCTATATTGACTGGAATGCACCAACTCAACAAATGGTTGGGTGGTTTGAATTGCCATTCGATGATGTTGAGAACGAAGAAATTGACGGCGTGAAGAAAGGTGATTACTTCATCGATGTTTCAGCCTATCAATCAGCAGACCTCACTGGAATTTGCCAAGCGGCTGGCACTAGGAACACTATTATTAAGGTTTCAGAGGGTGTCGGATGGTTAAGTCCAGTTATGGCACAACAAACAAACACAAGTAACTGTATCGGCTACTATCATTTCGCTCGATTCGGTGGAGATGTAGGCGCTGCACAAGCTGAAGCGAATTACTTCATCAGCAATCTGCCGTCTCACCCACGCTATCTAGTGTGCGACTACGAGGATGGCGCTAGTGGAGACAAGCAAGCTAACACTAATGCAGTATTGGCATTTATGGATGTTTGCAAGTCAAACGGCTTTGAACCAATCTATTACAGTTACAAGCCTTATACACTAGCTAATGTGTATGTAGATCAAATCACTGCACGCTATCCAAATAGTCTATGGATTGCAGCTTACCCAGACTACGAGGTACGCCCAGAGCCATATTGGGGCGTGTATCCAAACATGGAACATACACGCTGGTGGCAGTTTACATCAACCGGCCTAGCTGGTGGATTGGATAAGAATGTAGTTATCATTAACGATGGTGACAATCAAATTAGCAAGAAAGAGGAAGAAGAAAATATGGATTATGTAGTACGTAGCGAAAGCGGAAGTCAAGGATATGTTGGTGTAGTTAATGGCCGTGTGTTTGGTATCGGTTCAATGGGAACAGTGGACACTCTACGTTCAGCGGGTGCTAAACACTTGACATTGCCAGACGATGATTTTGACCGTTTCTTGAATAGTCAATCAAACGATACAGCGGCAGTCTCTAAAGCAATCAATGAAGCTAGCGCTTCAGTGGTAAAAGCTATCGAAGAACGTGCACAAGCCACACAAGGCCAAACTGGAAAATAGACCACGCAAACTATAAAAACGAAAAGGAGTATATCACCTCCCCTCACACTGCAGTAGGGATACCATGGCAGTAGTGGTCGAAGCCTCAGCGTTGTGCTGGGGCTTTTTTGTGTTATAATAGAATTATCCATCATAGGCAAAGAGCTACGAGGTTATCTCATAGCTCTTTTTTATATTTAATAAGGGGCAAATAAGGGGCAATAAGTGTAAACTTTAGTAACTTCATGTAAGTTTTACTGTCTATATCTTACACGCATATAACCTTATTTGATAGGTTTTCTTCCTATTATATACGCATTTAAAATGGCACTAACAGAATACCGTGGTTTGAAATCATTCTACAACTTGAAAAAATAAAACGTTGATTTAACAACGTTTCTGAGGACTCTAGGTTAAACCTAGGGTTCTTTTTTTCTACTAAAGGGGCAAGGAAGGGGCAAGGTTGTTTGTAATGATATTATCTAAAACGTTGACCGCTTGATCCTTCATGTTCCTTGTGACATGGGTATATATGCTAGTAGTCACTTCCGAGTCAGCATGACCAACCCTGTCCATGATGGTTTTTAGTGGCACATTGTTTTCAGCTAGTATGCTAATTGTGGTGTGTCTGAAGATATGAGGGGATAGATGCTTGTCGATAGGTGTTTCCAGTCTGGTGTTCGCTCGTTGAAGTGATGCACTCAAAATGGTGCTGTGGATAGGTTTACCGGTGTTGGTTGTAAAAATCTTATCGCTATGATACCAATCTGGATTGGCTGTTTCGCTTAACTCTCTCAACTCTAGTAACTGGTCAATGATTTCTATCTCTCGATTAGTGAGGTAGGTGGTTCGATAACTAGCGACTGTTTTCGTCCCTTCGTTTTCTGGAATGTATCTGTTGAAGGATGTGTGGATATCCAAAGAGCGTGTCTCTTTGTGGTAATCTGAAACAGTTAGACCAGCCAACTCTCCTATCCGACAACCGTTTAAAAGCATAAACTCGCACGCTAGAGCATATCTCAGTGTTACGTCTTTTCGGTAGAGCTCTTTCAATAAGCGACTGTATTCGTCCGGTTCTAAGTATTTATTCTTGGCAATTTGTTGTTTCTCAAGTTTATTCTTTTTCTTTGGAAGACGTGCCTTCCTCGATGGGTTATCGGTTATAAGTTGTTGGTCCATAGCATAATCGAAGAATGTATTTAACACGGTCTTGGCACGATATTTCTGCGAATCTGTCCAGTCTTCAGTGTCTAGTAAGGATTGGATAAGTCTGACATTGATATTTGATAAGATTGTTCCTTGTTCGATAGCGTCAGATATTCGCTTAACGGATGCTGCAAGGCTCTTGATTGAACTTAACTTAATCTGCTTTTGATGAAATTCCCACCACTCGTTGAAAGCACTATGGAATGATACATTAGTGGTGCTTGACAATTCCATTTTCTGAGCTATCTTATCATCCAGCAAGCGTTGAGCTTCTTTCTTTGCTCGATTCGAACCACTGGATAGAGTTACAGATACCCGTTTCCATTTCTCGGTGTAAGTGTCCTTGTATCTTTCAAAATATTTATATTTTCCGTTTTGTAATTGTTCTACCCACATTGTCATATCTCCTTGATTTTGGTAAAATGGGTACAGAAAAAGACATGTAAGGCTGTTTTCCAGTTTACACGTTTTTTCTGTGGTGCTAGCTCTACACTCTAAGTTTGGCGACGGAGAGTGTAGGGCTTTTTTTATTGCGATAATAATTTAGTTTTCTGCGCTTGAAATTCTTCTTCAGTAAGTACGCCGTTATCAACCAATGATTTTAATTTAATCAGCTCGTCAGCAATTAAATTCTGCGGTAGTGGCTGACTGTTCTGGCTCACTTCTATCTGCGGTCTTATCGACTTCAGTTTTTGCTAGATCTTTTATTTTTTTGAAGTCCAAATTTTTATCCTATCAATTCGTAGTACTCATCAATGACCATCAACTCATCTGTTACTGTCCTAAGCTTGTGCTTTTGCATAAAATGCAAGTAGTTAAAAGACTTGTGGTCATCTGATGCCGAAAGCTCTTCTTCGAGCAGCTTATGGATCATGTGCCTATTCGCTTCATTTTCGCATCTAGTGCGATTGTTTTGATAAAGTTCAGCAGAATGATCCCGATGCCCTAATTCGTGGTATATGACCCGTTTTTTGGCGTTCTCTGGCAGCTCACGGTTTATGAAAATAATATTGATTTCTTTGATGTAAACTCCTGGTCTATGCCAGAGGTCATTATCAAAGTAAGCGAGAGTGACACCGTGCGAGTCTACTAGCTCTTCAATAGTCATAGGCTATTATCCTTTTTGTGTTATTTTGTTGTTAAAATGGTTACGATGATTGCTAGTATCCCCAGTAAAGTACTAACTAACAATCCGATAAACCAATACATGAACTCTTTTTTGCTTTTAGCTTGCTCTTCTAATCTCTTATTCTCTTGAGTTAGAAACATAGTCTCTACACGTTTCTCGAAATTATCAAATTTCAAATCAACTTGTTCAAATTTCAAGTCGATTTTTTCAAATCCGCTACGCATATCTTGTCTGAGTTGGTCAATTTTTAAATCAATTTTCTCAAATCCGTGCTGGGTGTCAGAATTAATTTTATCAAGTTTTAAGTCGATTTCAGATTTGCTGTAAGTATCTTGTGGCATAATAATTTCCTCCGATAACATTTCTGACTCCATTATACCACGATTTTGTATGGGTACAGTTTTCAATGAAGGTTTAGAAGCGTGAATTGAAGAAACATTGGAAGGGGTGGGTTTGAAATTATCTTGTGTGTCCGGCATCGTTTATCCCCACTTTCCAAAATGATGATAACTATATGCTGTATCTACTTCCTGACCGTTTTCGTCGATCAAGACGAAGAAAAAGTAAAAATCACTTGGGTTCTGTATCGTAAAATTAAAACTGAAATTTCCAGTGGCCATACCAAAGCCGTCTTCGAGTAGCACAAAATCTTGTCTCGTGATATTAATTCTAGTAGCATGGACAGGGTAAGACGTGCCGTTAGGGAAGTGGGCAGTTAGAGACAAGATATAATCTGTTTCAGGTCTTAGATTAAAGAAGTCTAGAAATGCAACCAAAGATGTCGAACCAGGGAATACATCGAAATTGGTTATTGTTCCTAACGATTGAGCTGTTTCAGGATTGACAATTCTAATTGCTGTCATCTTTTCTCTGAACGGATTCTTTTTCATTGGAATACTTGTCATACTATCTACCTCTCAAATAAATCTCAATGATGTTCTGTATGGCATCGATGTCTTCTTCTGTAAGAGGCTTGCCATCGAAGGTCTTGGCATTCTCTGCCATCTTTCGTAGGTCGTCAGACGTGTATCCTGCGATTGTATCATCCTTTGCAATAGCCGGGCCATCTCCGAAAAGAATGTAATCTGTCGAAGTCCCCAAGGCTTGAGCTAATTTCACAATCTTTGTCCCTGTTGGAATACTAGCGCCGCTTTCCCACTTCGAAATAGTTGAGTCAGACTTATACCCTAACATTTTCGCCAATTCAAGTTGGCTAATGCCCTTGCTAGCTCTCAAACTTTCAATTCTGCCACCTCTTTGCTTATTCAAATCCATATCTTTCTCCTTGCTGTTTATATTAACATTATATAGTAGACTTTCTTAATTTTCAAGTTGATTTATAAAAAAAACAAAAAAACTTGAAAAAAAATCAATAAAACTATTGACATTGAATTTAATTCAAGCTATAATGTGTTTGTAAGTTAGTTAGAGAGGAGGAACAAAATGGCAGAAACGGTTCCAAAAATTACAATCAAAGAACTACGTGCTCGTCATAAAATGACGCAAGAGCAATTCGCTAAAAGCGTTGGTACTACTGCTCAAACAGTAAGTGCATGGGAGAAAAACCAACTTTCAATTTCTCCTAAAAATATGGTAGCTATTTGTAATAAATACCACATTCAATCGTCTGATTTGTACGGTATCTGATATTTTTTTTACAACAAAACTTGAATTTAATTCAAGGTAAAAAGCTAATAAGAACGTAGCTATTTGAAACCTATTAATATTATCTGAGGTTCTGATTCGAACCTAATTAAAATTATGAAAGGAGCAAACATGAAAGAACCATACAAGTACCTTGAAATCTCTGGCAATATTGCTGGACGTATTGAACTGGAAACAAAAAAAGACCTACTTGTCCGTAGAGCGATGGTCATTGATGGACACATCGGTTTATGCGAACAAGCGGTCTACGTTGATAAGAAAGTGCTAGATAGCTACTGGGTCAAAATAGTAGAGTTATCTGCTATTCCTGAAACCATCAACAGCGTTGACAGCACTGATTTGGTTAGGAAATGGTTGAACATGTAGATTGACAGCATCATGTCCATTGACATACTCAACGCATTTCACCAAGTAATGCTCAGATTTATGGTCTGCTGACTTAGCAATGACAGAACCGATAGTAGGAATAGCGGGCAATGTTATTGATGCAGGTTCAACATGACCATTAATCATAATGTGACAAGTAATCATAGTTATCCTCCTTTCGTTAGGATAAGTCGATTATATCAGAAAGGACTACCAATGGAAATTACCTATAAACCAGTCGGAATTAATGAGACGGCTGAGTGGGGAGACTACGACCACCTCATGCAGCGGTGGGAAGGACTAGGGAAGTCGATGGCAAAGAACCTCATCCGAGAAATGAGGGACAACAAAGACTTCCAAAACTACGTATTCAACCCGACACACAAACTGGTTTTTATCAACTATGAAGGTTTTAAGTCCTTCATCGAGTGGAAAACCAGAAACAGATTCAAACAATAACAAGGAGTAAAACATGGCTAATCATTACATAAAAAGGTTGGTAGCGTGCGCTATCCAATTCGACAAAGACTTCCACAAGATGGAAGGTGGCATCCCTGCTCTCGACAACATTACGGAGTTAATCCTCTACATCAATCAGACGATGGATGTCTCAAAAAAAGCAAAAGACGAGCTTGATGATATCGACACAAAATGTCTGATGTACAGAGATGTTTGCAGCAAACCAGACACACCAGACAGTAAATGTAAAGATCTATTTCAAGACGTAGCAATCGATTTCATTGCTACATGCAGAACACACGATATTTTGGACATTTAGAAAAAACATCCCTAGCCGTAGCAGTGAGCTAGTGAGATATCAGCGTAAGCAATACCAACTGCAATACTGACATTATAAATCTCCTAAAAATATTAAAACCTCACTAGCTCTCTAGTGCGGTTAGGGAACAGAAAGGAATTTAAAAATGAAAAAACTACTTAAATGGCTATTTGTAAAAGAGAAACAAGAACCAGAATATTTCTTTGAACCAGTATGGACGCCATACGAGGAAAATGAACGCAAATACGAAGCTCGAAAAAAACGTGAACAAGAGCTTTTGGCAAAATACGGAAACCGTTAAGATCACTATCTTCAATCCGTAGCCACGGCTCACCGTGGAGTGTAACTTATACCTTTCCCCAAAAAATATAAACTTTACCCACATATTCACACATACCTTTCTAAAAAAACATTGAAAAAACACGAAACGGTGGGCTATGGGTGCGGATTGAAGCACTAAAAAAAGCATGGGTTAGGGCCCATGCAAGAAAAAACATCTATAAGGAGATTATACCATGATTTCACAAACAATTGCAAAACCAGGATTCACTGTATCTAAAGCCTATGGGCTTTGTGGAACATTGGCGCTTGCTACCGCTCTATTGATTGGAGCTGGTGCAGTGTCAGCGGACGAAACAACGGCACCAGTGGTGGACGCACAACCAGCCGTGTCTAATGTCTACACTGCCGATAATGCTGGGAATATTACGGTGACACCTAGCGAAACAGTGGCACCAGTAGCTGAAACACCAGTATTTACTCCACCAGCACCAGTGGAATCTCAACCGATTGCAGAAACTCAACCAGTAGCAACTACTGTTACTAAAGAGGGAACAGAAATCACAGTTTCTAATCCAGAAGTTAACGTGACATTCCCTAACGGTACGGGTAAATATAGCCCATTCGAAGTTGAATACAAGGATATCAATATTCCAGACGATATCCCAGTTAACGAGGGCGACAAGGTGGTTACTGAGCTGCCTAAAGAAATTGGTCTTCAAACATCATTCGACTTTGATGTTTACAACAACGAGAATGTCGTTGGTAAGGCCAATGCTGACGCTCAAGCTCGCAAGATCACAACTACTTTTAACAATTACTTCACTGAGCATCCATTGAATAAGAAAATGTCTCTTAAATTCGACGCTAAGTGGACTGACGTGGTTACTCCAGGTAAACCAGTGACCGTTAATTTTAACGGGACAGTTAAAAACTTTGAAATTGCTGACGGAAACCCAATTCCAACAGACGAATTGCTTTCAAAATGGGGTTGGCAAGACAAGAATGATCCACAGATTATTAACTGGACTTTGCGACTTAACACAGCACGCAAGGTACTTAACAATGCAGTGCTATCTGATACTTGGTCCAACAATCAACAATTTGTTGACGGTTCACAAAACATCTACTTTGTAGAAGACCCACTCAATTGGACTGTTATCGACCACTCTGCTAAAGACTACTTGGAGTCTTGGAACGTACGAGCTGACGGTTTTGACGCAAAATTCAAAGAGTTTAACCGCATCATGTACATTGGTTACCAAACTCGATTGAAAACAGCGGTTAAAGATAGCACCAATCCAACCAATAAAGCTGAGTTGGTAGCGGTAGACGCTGGGGCGAAATCGTCTTCTAAGGTCCAGTTAGTTGGTGGCCGTGGTGACGCAAGCGGTGAGAATAAACCGGAACCAACTTTCGAGGTGCCAAATTACGCACCTAAAGTTGACATCCCCGAATTTGAGGGCGGTATCCCAGGTATTCCAGAGGTACGAGAATTGCCGGAATATACTGAGCCAATTGGAACTGTTCCAAATGACGCTCCAGTTTTGGATAAGCCAGAATGGAGTGGCGGCACAGTACCAAATGAAGCTCCAGTACATTACAAACCTGAGTTTGAAGGTGGAGTAATTCCGAATGATGCCCCTATCCTCGATTTGCCAGAATTGCATATCCCAGAGGAACCAACACCAGAAAAACCTAGCGCACCCAAAGAGGTGCCTAGCAAGCCTGTAGACGCTCCGAAATCTAAAGAGGTAGAAACTACCACAGTTAGTTATAACCTCGATTCTGAGCCGTCTGAGGTGGCAAACACACCGGTTTACAGTGCGACCTTGCCAAACACTGGTGAAAAAGAAGGTATTGCTAGCACTTTGGGATTGGTAGTGATTGCTGCCGGTATCACTGCTTTAACTCTTGGCTTCAAGAAGCACAACGAATGTGAGGAATAACAACCATGAAAGAAAACAATAAAAACATCGTACTCTACAGCGCTGAAAAGAATGGCTTTCTTACGAGCTATAAAGACAAAGGGAACATAGCGTTTACAGCGACTTTTGATCCCCGACTTTGGAAAGCGCTACAGCTACCAATCGAACCATACGAAAAACAAAAAGCTGGCATTGACAAGCTTGCTGAAGTGTTTGACTGCGAAGTGCTTATCGTAGAAGCTGAATACAACGTAACTAAACTTGACGGCTCGGACTTTGAACGCACGGAGCGTAACGAAGTTACAAGAGACGAAATCGAAGCATTTTTGAGAAAAATAATTAATTAATCAATATCAGTAGTGGTGGGAGGGTAGGCAATAAAAAGGTGGTAAATGGCTAAAACAAAAACTAAAGTTTACTTTTGGCTTAAATTCGATAAAAAATTCTTTGATAACTTGTTTATCAAACGACTAAAGAGCGTGAGCGGTGGTTACGCCATGACAGTTATTTATATCCGTCTCATGCTCGAGAGTTTAGAAACTGATTGCATTTTGTATTACGAAGGATATTTTGACAACCTAATTCAAGAGCTAGCACTTAAGTTAGATGTTAGCGAGGATGATGTCAGCATGACAATAGCTTACTTTACAAAATGCGGTCTCATACAAATTGACACAGACGGAAACGCTAAGTTCCCACAAGCTGAAGCCTTGCTCGAACAAGAAACAAATTGGGCACAATATAAGCGAAAAGATCGCAAAATTGGACAAATTCCAACCAAATTGGACAATGTCCAACCGATGTCCAACCAGTGTCCAACAGAGATAGAGATAGAGAAAGAGATAGAGAAAGAGTCAGAAGAAGATATAGAGTTAAAACAAGAGTTAAACCTAGATATAAAGACAGAAGCAGAAGCAGAGAATAGAAAGCTATCTTCTGCTACTGCTGATACATCTGATTTCAATATCTTTGATTACTATCAAAATCGCATTGGTCTCTTAGATGGATTCCAACTTCAACAGATTGAAGCCTATCAAGCTATTGATGGAATGGAAACAGAATTAATCAAGATAGCCATTGATAAAGCAGCGGACAACTCAAAACGTTCCTTTGGCTATGTTAATTCTATCTTGAAATCTTGGGCACAGAATGGCATCAAAACAGTCGCTCAACAGAATGAAGAACAACGAAGTTTTGAAGGTCGTAAAAACAATGACGACCAACCTGTTAAATTCGGTCCAGCTTGTAGCAAATACTAGAGGTGATCTCTATGAGTTTAGAACAAACTGCTAAACAAATGCGAAGGCAGTACATGAAGCCTAGTGATAAATACTGCGACAAGCACCAACGACACTATGTCACAATTCAGTTTCCAAACTCAAAGCCCTATACAGTTTGCGAGTTGTGCCATCGTGAGGAACAAGCCAAACAAAACGCCATCAAAGCACAGGAGCAGTATGAGCGTGAGCAAGAACAGAAGCGCTTATACTTTCTCAAAGATTTCAGCTTACTGGATGATGACTTGAAAAATGCTAGCTTCGACAACTACAAGGCAGTGACCAGAGAGCAAAAAGAGGACTTGAAGAATGTCCGAAGTCAGCTCAGAGGCTATCTGGACGGACAGGAATACAACATCGTTCTAATCGGTGATACTGGTGTCGGTAAGAGCCATCTAGCTTATTCAGCACTTAAAGCCTTGTCTGATCACACGAAAAAGATGGGGCTATTCATCAACATCGTTGACTTGCTAGCCAAAATCAAAGAAGATTTCAGTCTTGAAGCTGAATATATCAGACGCATATCTGAAGCTGAATGGCTAGTGCTGGATGATGTGGGCACTGAGAAGGTGACAGAATGGTCAAACGGTATCTTGTATAGCATTCTGAACAAGCGCACCAAAACTATCATCACAACCAACTTAAGCCCACGGGACATCATGGGGACTTACGGCAAGCGTGTTTATTCTCGAATTTTTAAAAAGACAGGACTTGGAACAACGAATGAACATGTATACCAGTTTAAGACACAACAAGACAAGAGGATGATGCTTTGACTGAAAAAGAAGTAAAACTAAAGCTCTTTGAGGACTACGAGCGCATTCATGGCCTTGTATTCTCAGAGGAACATAAACAGAAAATGATGGACGAGTTAGATTTATACTCATTCATCAGCAAAATCAACGAATATATGTATTTTGCTAAGAAATCAACGCAGATTTTTAGTACACACTAGAAAACCCCTCTAAAATCGATTTTAAGGCGTGTGTTTTGTTGGGTGGTAAAATAGACTAGAACACCGTTAAAATTGCACCACACCCCCTTAAAATGCGAAATAAGGGTATTTAAATCAAAAAGGAAGACATGACATGACAAATCAACTACAAACACAAAACAAAAGGGATATTTCAACAGATACAAGTGCATGGACGTTTCAAGATATCAAACGATACTACGATCCACAAGATTTGCTGACAGAAAAACAAGTTGGGCAAGCTTTGTCATTGATTAAAGGCCGAAATCTCAACCCATTGCTAAACGAGGTCTATATCGTAGCTTACAAAAAGAAAAACGGTGGGGCTGAATTTAGCTTAATCGTCTCAAAAGAAGCATTCTTGAAGCGTGCAGCACAAAACCCAAACTATGAAGGTTTTGAAGCCGGAGTGGTAGTTGTTGACGATTCTGGTGATATGGTAGAGCGAAAAGGGGCGCTGCTACTGCCTAACGACACGCTCGTTGGTGGTTGGGCAAGAGTTTACCGCAAGAATTTCAAGGTTCCTGTAGAGGTTTTCGTTAGTCGTGAAGAATACGACAAAAAACAAAGCACTTGGAACGCTATGCCAGCTACCATGATTAGAAAAACCGCTCTTGTCAATGCCTTACGTGAAGCTTTCCCAGAGGATTTAGGAAATATGTACACCGAGGATGACGGCGGTGAAACATTCGACAGAATTAAGGATGTAACACCACAAGAGACACAAGAGGATGTTAGAGCTCGTAAGTTGGCGCAAATCGAACAAATGAAGCAAGAACAAACGCATTTCCAACAAACAAGCGAAAGCAACTCTCAACCGGCTGCCAACTCACAAAACGAGCCAGTTCAAGGCGAACTTCTCGACTATTAACGAGGTGTGAACAATGCAAGAATTACAAGTTAATATTGAACAAGCCAAAGTTGAGATTGTAGGGCAAGAGGTTTTTGAAAAAGGCATTGCTGATGTAGTTGCTAAATATCAAAATTATACAGTCACCGCTGGCACTATCAAAGACGACAAGAAAGTCTTGGCTGAATTACGAAAATTAACCAAGCAAATTTCAGACGAACGTATCAAAATCAAGAATGAGTTATCAAAACCAGCGACGGATTTTGAAAAATATATCAATGAAACAGAGAAACCTCTTAAAAACATTATCGACCAAATCGCAAATGATGTGAAAGAGTTTGAAAATCATCAAAAAGCACTGAGATTGGACACGGTTAAAAGTTATTTAGCTAACAAAGCCAGCGAATATATGATTGACCCTCGCATTTTTGATGGAAAAGCAACGGAATACATCAAAAATGGCGATTTCATGGCAGACGGTGTAACTCTTAAAAAAGCGACTATGAAGGCATTAGACGACATGGTTACTTTTGAATATCAAAAACAAGAGGAATTTAAAAAAGCCACTCAATCCATATCCGGACTTTGTTCAGAGTACGGAATGACCGACCAACCGTATATCCGCATGCTTCAAAATCTGACATTAGCAGAGGTGTTAGATCAGATTCGTTCAGACCATGCTTTTGAATTACAAAAACAAGAAGCTGAACGCCAAAGACAAGAACAAGAAGCGCTACGACAAGCTGAATTGCAAAAGCAAAAAGAAAAAATAGCAGAAACAGCACCAACGGCATTAGTTGTTGATTCAGAAACAGGCGAAATTATCGAAAACACGCCAACAATTGAAGAAGCTAACATTCCAGAATCAAAACGTTATCGCCAAAAAATGACGCTTGAAGTCTACTTTGAAGATTCAGATGATAAAGACAGATTTAAACGTTTACTTAGCGAAAACGGTTGGGAATACAAACAAAACTACACTGTCAGCGGCTATCAAAACATAGCTAGTATGACCGAAGAAGAATTGAAAGCACATTTAAGTTAACATCAAGACCAAACGAGGTTCTAACATTGGACGATTTCTTAAATCGTGAATAGAAGGAGATAAAACCATGATTAATTCGACCGTTCTAGTTGGTCGCCTAACCCGTGACCCAGAACTAAAATACACGACCAGTAACATCGCAGTAGCTACGTTTAGCCTTGCTGTTAACCGCAATTTCAAGGACGCTAACGGGGAACGTGAAACAGACTTTATCAATTGCGTTATCTGGCGTCAGCAAGCTGAGAATTTGGCTAACTGGGCTAAGAAAGGCGCATTGATTGGTATTACTGGACGCATCCAGACACGTAGCTACGAGAATCAGCAAGGTCAACGTGTTTACGTGACTGAGGTTGTCGCTGAGAACTTCCAAATGTTGGAAAGTCGTGCAGCGCGTGAAGGGAGTAACGCAAGTCAAGGCAATACATCGGGAGCATTTGGCAATGACAACAGCTATGCAGGGCCTTACGGTCAACAAGCACCGCAACAGCAAGGGCCAAACTTTGCAAGAGAAAGCGGGCCTTACGGGAACTCAAACCCTATGGACATCACGGATGACATGCTGCCATTCTAGGTGAAGTTATGAAGATGATTTTAAACATCGAGCCAAAACCTCAAACAAGGCCACGATTCAGCAAATTCGGGACTTATGAAGACCCTAAAACGAAGGCGTGGAGACGTCAATGCTCTCAACTTATCGAGCAAGAATATGATGGGCAATTCTATGACGGCCCGATTTCAGTCGATGTCGTATTTTACATGAAGGCTCCATTGAATATTTCAAAAAAGCCCACGCCAAAAGCGAGAGCTAAAACATGGGACAAGTTTAAGCGGTTTATGGCCGAAAAGCTTTGGCATGCAAAAACTCCAGACGTTGATAATCTGGTTAAATCACTATTTGACAGCATCTCAAAAGCCGGATACAACAAAGTGGACAAGAAAGGTATCGTCTGGACGGATGACAGTATTGTTTGCGATTTAAGAGCTCGCAAAAAGTACAGCCCTAATCCACGCATTGAATTAGAGATCAAGGAGCTCGGATGAATAGCAGATATAAAGGCAAGCTAGTAGGTGTATACGCTCCAGGGAGTTACGACCATACCAGCGTGTTAGGTCAAACGCAAGAGTTTTCGAGATGGTTTTGGGAGAATTGCAAGGATATGGATTTAATCAGCGCTAAATTGGGGATTAATACCAAGAAATTAAATCGCATCTTGACGCTGGAGCAGTTACCAGACAAGGAGTTACTAGCAAGGATGGTGGAATTATGCAAGTAAAGGAATACGCCCTCTACAAAGGTGAAGAACTACTAGCTATTGGCACCAAGCGTGAGATAGCTGAACAGTTGGGTGTGTCAGTAAATAGTGTTAGTCACTATGGAACGCCAGTGTACGCTCGAAGAACATCGGAGAATGGAAGGGGATTAGTAAAGCTATGAAATATAAAGTTATCGTCTACTACGACAACATGGAAGACAGCGTGCACGTTTTTCATGATAAGAACGACGCGATTAACGAAATGCATAGATTGCGTGGTGTTAAGTACCGTAATTCGAAGAAATATACGGTGGAGTTAGTCGAATGCAGTGGGTAGTGAGAGTGGCACGCAATATGGATGATGTGAAGGAGTGCTATTTCACGGATAAGGAAGAAGCACTAAAACATGTTGAAGCATTGAAAAAGTTAAGCATGGCAGTGGATGATGCTAATTTCGGATGGGTGTTTGATTGTCCGGGCGTGGAAGTTAAGGAGGTGGAATAGGTGGATTTATTAGAATTAAAAAAAGCAGAAGATATTAGACGGCAGATTGTAGAATTAGAAAGATTTATCAACTATAAACCGTCACTTTTTGACACATTTATTATTACAAGAAAGCCAAAATTCATGCTGGGAATTAAACGGAGTTCCCTTTTCGGCGAACACACTATGGAAATAACATCGGTAAATTTATCGGACGCAATCAAAGATGCATTGGAACAAACGGTCAAAAATTTAAAGACACAATTAGTAGATTTAGGTATTGAGGTTGATGAGGTGGAGTAGCACAATGAACAGACTTAAACAATTAAGAGAATCAAAAGGAATGACTCAACAAGAGTTAGCTGATTTGGTTGGAGTCACCAAAGGGGCGGTTATCCACTGGGAAAATACGGTTTTAGTAGCGCAGATAAACTCCAAAAGTTAGCTGGTACTTTCGGTGTATCTATTTCATATTTGCTAGATTACGATACCAATAACACATTCTCAGAGTTAATCGTCAAAGTCAACGAATGGGCTACCAGTCACGGGTTGGACAAGAGCAATCCCAAAACTCAATGGATGAAGGTGACGGAAGAAGTGGGCGAGATTAGAGATGTATTTCTGAGACCGTCTGATTTCGAAAACCCAGAATGGTCATTAAAAGATGCTATAGGGGACTCGATTGTGACGCTGATTGTTCTATCCTTGCAGCTAGGTTACGACGTCGAGGAGTGCCTTACAATCGCATATAACGACATTAAGGACAGAAAAGGAGTAATGATTGAGGACAACTTTGTCAAAATCAAGAAATCACAATCAGTTAACAATTGAGGAGGAAGATTTGTGAAATTTATTGACCTATTCGCAGGAATCGGTGGTTTCCGTTTTGGAATGGAGAGTGCCGGACATGAATGCGTGGCATTCTGTGAAATTGACAAATTTGCTAGAGCAAGTTACAAAGCAATCCATAACACTGAAGGAGAAATAGAATTACATGACATCACACAAGTCACCGACGAGGAAATCAGAAACATTGGACACGTTGACGCAATCTGCGGAGGTTTTCCGTGCCAAGCTTTCAGCATTGCAGGAAATCGAAGAGGATTCGAAGATACTAGAGGAACTCTCTTTTTTGAAATCGCAAGGTTCGCCTCTATACTCAAACCTAAATATCTTTTCCTTGAAAACGTCAAAGGACTCCTTAACCACGACAAAGGAGATACCTTTGAGGTCATCCTCTCAGCGTTGGATGAACTTGGGTATGATGTGGAATGGCAAGTGCTTAATAGCAAAGATTTCGGAGTACCACAAAATCGGGAACGTGTGTTCATTATCGGACATCTTAGAGGAGAACGTGGACGAAAAATTTTTCCTATCGGAGGAGAAAACGAAAAATCTAGTGCTGAACGGCTAGGAATTAATATTTTAGGGAATACCAAAAACCCTAACGGAACAGCGCAAGGGACTAGAGACATAGTACACGACCCTAAAGGGATTGTGGGAACGTTGACAGCGGCAGACTACAAAGGACCTAAACAAGTTGATATACCAGTACAGCCTAAAATCCGTGTTCGTGAAGCAACCAAGCAAGGCTATGCTGAAGCAAGCGTGGGAGATAGTGTTAATTTAGCACATCCAAACTCTAAAACACGCAGAGGGAGAGTTGGGAAACAGATTGCTAATACTCTATTGACCGGCGAGAGCCAAGGTGTGGTAGAGCCTAGTTTCCGCATTCGCAAATTAACACCTCGTGAGTGTTGGAGATTGCAAGGTTTCCCAGATTGGGCGTTTGATAAAGCGCAAGAAGTAAACAGTAACAGTCAGCTATATAAGCAAGCTGGGAACAGCGTTACTGTGAATGTCATTAAAGAAATAGCGAGGTATCTATGAAAAAACATAAAGATTTAAGCGTTGCCACAATTCTGTTAGTGGTATCCCTAGCCATCAACGTTGGTACAGTAATCAGCGTGGTCAACAGACCAGTGGAAGCTATCGTGGTGCATAAGGCTGACAATGCCACTGTATTGCACGGAAAGATTACCGGCAAGGAAATGGTCGGGAAACTCTACACGCTTGACTGCGGTGCTTACGGAAAATTCCTTGTCAGCAAGGAACAGTATGATAGCGTGAATGTTGGGGATGACATTCCGAGCTATTTGAAAGGGAGAGGGAATTAAGATGACGAAAACCACTGGATTACCAAGTTACTTTGAGCCTGAGCAAGAAGGTGCAAGGTACGGCTCGTTAGAAGAACTTAAAGAGTTGCTGTTACTCAAGCGTATAGTGAAATGGGATAAAGATTTTCTGCTGCTTGAAGACGGTACAAAGGTAACTATTGAGATGTCAGAAAGTGATTGTTGTGCCTATGCGGGCGGGGAGTTCAAAGATGTCAAGCTAGACGCGGTTATCACTGATGTCAAAATCGGTGATCAAGTAACAGAGAAAGACGATGATGGGATGACAGAAAGCAAGAATACAGTCACTATTTTCCACAATCAAAACCCTATAGCATTGGCAGAATGTGAAGCAGACGATGGCAACGGTGGATATTATTACAGCGTAGCGTCCATTGTTATTGGGAACATTCATTTTCCAGTAGTTGAGGCTTAGAAGAGGTGAGCTCATGAGTGTTAGATACAAATATTCCGGGCTGACCGAGGAATTATACCAACGGTTAGTCAGTGAACATGCAGCACTGAGAGAGACGCACAAAAAAGGCTCTTATAAGCAGTATTTCCAAGAAGTGCGACAGTGCAGCGAAGCGCAAGCTAGAAATATTTATCAGAAATTCAATAGCGTAGTCGTAGGACGATTGAAGCTATCGCCTAAGACTGCGAAAGAGCTGGAAGGCATTATTTCTGATGAACTATTCAGCGATATTCAAAGCTATCTGTCTAAACACTATACGAGAGGGACGATCACTCGCCCAGAAGTAGACAGAACCAATGCAGGACTGCCAGAAGATTTATATAAGCGTTTCCGTGCAGAAGTTGAAGTGCTTAGAGCGAACCATAAAACTGACATCACTAAATATATTATGAGTGTCAAAGGTTGCACTAAGAAAGAAGCTAACAAAATCAGAGACTCAATCAATCGCTGCTATGCGGAAGATATCACGCTGGGGCCTCTCAAGGTAATTCAAATGGAAGGGCTACTTTCAAGAGAATTACTAGGTGATATGGCTAGATATGTTTTTAATAATTACGAGTGGTCTGACAAGCTAGATAGTGAAGTTGACCGCATCACCTTAGAATATCGCACTAAAGGCAAGGTAGGTCGTAATAAAGCAACGGTCAGAAAAGCTCTTTATACAGCCTATGCACTAGGCGTGTAGCTAGAACGGTTTACAAGGGTTCGACTCCCTTGCTAGCTATTGTCTGTCAAAATATCCAAGAGACACTTTTTTAACATCGTCAAGCTGACAGACCTTGACACCAAAAATCCAGTAAATAATAAGTTATAGAATCGAGGAACCTTTTTTATTTCTTTCAAATCATAAGCCTTGCATTGCTGGTAGCATGGCTAAATCTAATGTATGGGAGGTGGTACCCTAATCCTTCTTTATTCTTGTATAAAAAAAGACCCAGACTAATGCCTAGGACTGTTCAAACGCTAATAATATTATTATACCATAAAGGAAACGAATTTATGAGAACAGTTGAACGGCTGCAACAAATCAAAGCACTTGATAGGTACATTGACAGTCAGATAGAACAGATTAAACGACTGGAATCACAAGCGCTCAAAGTAACGGCTGGTGCTATGCAGACTGACATGGTACAAGGTGGTAAGCGTAAGGGTAAGGATGACATCTATGTCGAACTCATGACGGCTCGTGAAGAAGTAGAACGCTTCACGGCTGAAGCTATCAAGCAGAAACTAGAGTTTCGCCGGCAGATAGCAAACGTGGGGGATATAGACGCCAGGTCCCTACTACAAATGGTATACATAGACCAGCTAGATATCTGGCAGATATGTGACCGCATGGACTTTAGTAAGGCTACCTACTATGTTAAGTTAAGACAAGCTGAGAAGTATTTGGACTAATCTATAGTGGTATATACCAATTCATACTCCACTATACTATGGTCGTGGTAATATAGTATTATCGAATCAGAAGGACACAGCAGTGTTCTTCTTTTACTTTATCTGAAAGGAGGTATGCCGATGCCAATGGTCAGACGATGTAAGGCAGAGGGGTGCCGTGCCTTAACAGAAAGACCAGCACACTACTGTACTGCACACCACAGTATGGAAGCAGCATACATAGAGGAACGACAGAGATACTCACGTACTAGATACAACAAGCGAGTAAGGAACAGAGACGATGAGAGTAAGGAACGCTATGCGTTCTATCGTTCAAAGACTTGGTCTCCTATTCGTAAGATAGCGTTGGAACGTGACAACTATCTATGTCAGTATTGTCTAGCGTTGGGTGTGACCACACCAGACGCACGCATAGGCGACCACGTAACACCCATTGAAATAGCGCCAGAACTTAGGACAGAAATTTCAAATGTAGTGGCGACGTGTAGAAGTTGCGATAATACCAAGAGGACCTTGGAACAAGAAATCTATGGCACTGGTCAAAATAGGACGAAACAGAACACGGAGCTACGACTTTCCGTGGCAGCGTGGGCAGGTTTAATAGCCCGGAAAAAAGAGGACGTCGTTAAACCCCTCTAATAAGCCCATAGCACGATTTTATAATAAGGGTGGTATAATAACCCTCGACACAATTTAAAATTGACCCCCGCCCCTTTCTCGTGCCAAGGAGAGCCGCCACAAGGTGTTGTCTTACACCGCACGCCAATTTTGAGGGTTTTAACAAGGGTCTTTTTTTAATTTAGGAGGTGAGAAAGTGGCAAATAAGTCACCAGCAAGGCGAGAGCCGTTTTACAAGCAAAATGACCGTTTTCTACCACTTGACCCGCCAAACTATCTAGGGACAGTGGCGAGGACGGTTTGGACTAAAATCATTCCATTTTTAAAAGCAACAGAAAAGGTCGAGCGTATCGATACGTTTCTAGTGGAAACCTACTGCACAACCTATGAGATTTACAAAAAAGCCTATGAGGACGTGAAAGAAAACGGTATCCAAACCGAGATTATCAAAGTTATTCAATCGCCTGGTACTGGTGAAATTTTAGGCGAGCAATCAATGGGATTCAAGAAAAACCCAGCCGTTGCGACGATGAAAGACGCTGCCGAAACCCTTAATAAAATAGGCATTCAGCTAGGCCTAACACCTAAAGGACGGGCAGAATTGGCTGAGATAGCCGGAAGCCAAGCGGATAATAAGTCTCTAGGGGATATGATGAAAGAATTTTTAGGGAAATAAAAAAGAACGGCTTATGCCATTCCGAGATATTCTTTTAGTAGTTTTTCGATAAGCTCTGCCACACTGGTATTTTCTTCGATAGCTTGAATTTTTGCTTTTTTGATAACATCTTCATCAATAGTTGTTGTAAATTTCTTCTTCATGGTTTGCCTCCTAAGTATATTATACGTGATTATTTATAATTGTACAATACGTACATACGTGTTATAATATATTTAGAGGTAGCAACATGACTAAGAAAAAGACGGATTCTGAATTTAAAGCTCAAGTCGAACAAATCGCCAAGGGCGAATACTCTTTTCTCGATGCGTACAAAGATGCAAGAACAAAGATTACTTGCTGTCACAATAAATGTGGAAACGTTTGGGAGATAAGCCCAGATAACTTTCTTAGAGGTAAGAGATGCCCAGAATGTCAAAACGAATCAAGAATTTTGAATCGGAGAAATTCTTTGAAACGAGTGGAGGAAATAATTCGTCAAAAAAGTGGCGGGGAATTTGAGTACATTTCTGGATATGTAAATTCTAAATCTAAAGTAAAATTAAAACATTTAAGGTGTGGCAGAACGATAGTTAAGCCATTCTCAGCATTTTACGACGGTATCTCTTGTAGTTGCGAAAAGACAAACAGAGACATCGTTGATTTTAAAAGCAATGGTGATAGAATACAGTGCAAAGCTGATTTTCAACGCTATATTGATAAGTACGTAACTGGCGAATATGTAATAATTGGAAGATACGTAAAATCGACAAAACCGATACTTTTAAAACATGTAGAATGTGGGAATTTAACAGAAATTTCACCTCACAATTTCAAAAATGGTGTTAGGTGTGATAAATGTAAAAGCTATAAAGGCGAGTTGAAAATAAGAGATTTACTTTTGAAAAAAGGTGTATTTTTTGAAGAACAAGTCAGATTTAGCGATTGTAGACTTAAAAAACCTTTAGTATTTGATTTTTTCTTACCAATCCACAATATATTGATTGAATTTGATGGAGAACAACATATAAGACCTATTGAAAGATGGGGTGGAGAAAAAGCCTTCCAACTTCAAAGAAAAAGGGATGAGATAAAGAATAATTACTGTAAAAACAATGGTATTACCCTTGTTAGAATAGGATATTACGAAAATATAGAACAGAAAATAAAGCGTTATATCTAACGTTTTATTTTTTTTGGAAAGGAGCAATAGTGAAAACGAATCTGACCAAAACTCACGATATAGATGCAGCGTATAAGGAATTTGATTTCACTGACATCGCTAAAAAATATCAAGACGATGGCACAAAATATTGCTTTGATGCCTTAGAAGGTCGAATAGTGACTGGGTACATGATTAAATTGGCATGTTTCAGACACTTACGAGACCTACAAAGGCAAGGCAACGACGACTTTCCATATACCTATGAAACGACTGAGGCGGACAAATTATTGCGTTTTGCTAGGATATGCCCAAACGTTGATACTGGTGAACCTACACAGTTGATGCCGTGGCAGAAATTCATCCTATGTATGCTTTTCGGGTGGAGAAACGCTAACGGTGGTAAACGTTTCAGCCGTGCCATTGTTTCAGTTGGTCGTGGCCAAGGTAAAACGTATTTGATGGCTATTCTTACGGCGTATTCATACTTTATTGAAAGTTTCGGATTGTCAAACCAAGATTATCTGGTAACCTCTATCAACTTCAAACAAACAAACAAGTTGCTTGGTTACATCAAATCTATGATGAAACAGATAATCCAAAACGAGCCTTTCAAGAGTTTGGCGAATGAAACTGAGTTAGGTTTGCATAGCGACCAAGTTATTATGAAGGCCAACAACAATGTTTTAAGGGCTATATCCGCTGAGAGTGGGCAATATGATAGTTTTCACTTTACAACCGCTATTTTTGACGAGATTGGAGAAATCGAAACAAGAGATGCAGTCTCTAAAATTGTTTCTGGGCAAGTAAAAGTCCCGAATCGACAGTTTGTCCAAATTTCTACCGCTTACCCAAATCCGTCCGTTCCGTTTAGGGAAGACCAAAGGATTATGCAGCAAGCTATGGAAGATGACGATAGTAGGGATGCTGATACGTACCTTTGCTTAGTATGGTCTCAAGACAATTTAGATGAGGTTTTCCAACCAGAAACATGGGGGAAAAGTAACCCGCTTTTAGACTTGGAACAAGAGCGTGATAACCTCATGAAAGGGTTGATGGATAAAAGGGATAGTGACTTATTAAGTGGTAACCTTGCCGACTTCCAAGTTAAGAATATGAATTGCTGGCTATTGGCAGATAGCAACAGTTTCCTTGATTTAGACGACATTGAGAATGCAGTCGTTGATGAATTCGACATCAAGGGTAAGCGTGTTTATGTCGGACTTGACGCTTCAATGTTTAGCGATAATACGGCTATTGGTTTCGTCTATCCCTACGTTACTGAAGACGGCAGACAGAAATGGCACATCGAACAGCACAGTTTTATTCCGTGGCAACAAGCGGGCTCGCTAGAAGCCAAAATGGAGCAGGACGGTGTCAATTATCGAGACCTAGAAACCAAGGGCTATTGTACGATTACGAGCCACCCACAAGGGCTTATCAATCCAGAAGAGGTCTATCGTTGGTTTTGTGAATATGTCGAAGATAACCAACTGGATGTGGTCTTTTTTGGATATGACGCTATGGGGGTTTCTAAAATCATCAAGGCGTTGGAATCTAACACTAGCTTTCCAATGATGCCGATTAGACAACGGACCAGCGAATTAAAAGACCCGACAAAATTCCTTCAAACGCTCTTTATCGAAGGGAATATCACTCGCCTTGATGATGAAATCATGCGTAAAGCCTTGATAAATGCGGTGATTAAAGAAGACAACATCGGTATTCAAGTCGATAAAATGAAATCTACTTATAAAATCGACGTTGTGGATGCCCTTATCGATGCGTTTTATGATGGCATGTATGCCTTTGAAGACTACGCTATTACCAACAATCCAACGTGGAAGGTAGAACACATGAGTCAAGAGGCCGTTTTGAATTGGCTAAAAAACCCAGATAGTGGGCTATTAGAGGAGTATTAATACATGATTTTGAAGTTTTTTAAGGCAATTTGGGCTATTTTTGACATTTTGATGTTCATTTTAGCTGCAATTTCGCTTAATGTGACCACTTACCATATTGGCTACGTGTGGTTTGGCGTTAGTATGACAATCACATTCGTACTAGCTGGGCTAGTGAGTGAATTAGCTAGCAAGAAAGGCTAGAAAGGAGGTGATAATAATTGCCGATATTTAATTTAGCAACCGAAAGCCCACCGAGCAATCAAGGGGGCTTTTTTGATATCACTGATCCAGAGTTTTTAGCTACCTTGAATGGTAGTGAGTGGGTTTCAGCTGAAACTGCTCTTAAAAACTCGGACCTATTCTCTATTATCAGTCAGCTATCCAACGACCTTGCGACAGCTAAGCTAACGACCAGCCGAAAACAAATGCAAGGTATCGTGGATAACCCATCAAACAACGCTAACCGCTTCAATTTCTATCAGTCTATCTTTGCTCAAATGTTATTGGGCGGGGAAGCCTTTGCATATCGCTGGCGAAACGACAACGGGCGTGATATGAAGTGGGAGTATTTGAGACCATCTCAAGTCTCTTTCAACCGATTGGATAATCAGAATGGGCTTTATTACAACATCACATTTGATGATCCACGTATTCCACCAAAACAACACGTTCCTCAAAGCGATATCTTACACTTTAGATTGCTATCAGTGGACGGTGGTCTTACAAGCGTAAGCCCATTGATGGCTCTTGGTAGAGAATTGGATATTCAAAAAGCCAGTGATAAACTAACGCTTAACTCTCTTAAAAACGCCCTAAATGCTAATGGTATTTTGAAGATTAAGGGCGGTGGTTTGCTCGATTTCAAAACCAAGGTCTCACGCTCTCGACAAGCGATGAAGCAAATGCAAGGCGGTCCGTTGGTGCTGGATGATTTAGAGGATTTCACGCCTCTTGAAATTAAATCCAACGTGGCCCAACTACTTAAGCAAGCGGACTGGACGACCGGACAATTTGCGAAAGTCTACGGTATCCCAGAAAACGTTGTCGGCGGTCAAGGTGACCAACAATCTTCACTAGAAATGAGCTCTAACGTGTACTCTAAAGCGGTAGCACGTTATTTAAGACCATTTCTTAGTGAATTATCTCAGAAACTTTCATGCGATGTGGACGCAGATATTTTTCCAGCGGTTGATCCGACTGGTGCTAACTATATCAGCCGTATCAATAGCATGGTCAAAAGTGGCACACTCGCACAGAATCAAGGCTTGTATATTTTGCAACAAGCTGAGATTTTACCTAAAGAGTTGCCAGAGGGTAAGAACCCTAATAGGACCACATTGAAAGGAGGTGAGATAAATGGGCAAGATTGATATTAAAGGCGACATTGTGAGTGATGACGCTGGAGCATTCTATGAATACTTTGGTATGTCTAGTACCTATCCTAAACTGGTACAAGAAGCCATCGCTAACGACGAAGACGAAGAAATAACGCTTAATATAGCGTCAAACGGTGGCGATGTGTTCGCTGCAAGCGAAATTTATACAATGCTTAAGGCTAGTGGCAAGCGTATTGTGGTTAATGTGCAAGGACTTGCGGCTAGTGCTGCGAGTGTCATTTCTATGGCTGGCGATACCGTGCGTATCAGTCCAACGGCGCATATTATGATTCATAAAGCGTCTACTGGTATCGTTGGTAATAGCGATGACCTAGAACATCAATCAGCGGTATTGAATAGTATTGACGAATCTATTGCTTTGGCGTACGAGATGAAAACTGGGCTTAAACAGCCAGAATTGTTAGATCTCATGGCTAAAGAGACATGGCTTAATGCTAAAACTGCTGTCGATAAAGGCTTTGCGGATGAAATCATGTTCTTTGATAACGACGAAGAAGAAATCATGGTTACTAATGCAGTGCATCAACTACCAAGCAAATCAGCAATCACTAAATTTAAGAATATGATTGCTACCCCTAAAACCAATTCATTGCGTGAGCAAAAATTGGCGATTTTACTTGAAAAATGAAAGGAAGATGATTGATGAAAACATCAAACGAATTGCATGACCTTTGGATTGCACAAGGCGACAAGGTCGAAAATCTTAATGAAAAACTTAACGTAGCCATGCTTGATGATTCAGTAACCGCTGAAGAATTGCAAGCAATCAAAAACGAACGTGACACTGCTAAAATGAAACGTGACATGTTCAAAGA